ATGTGAAAGAGATTAAAGAAACCGCAGAATATGCACCCCAATACTATTCTCAACGTGGTGAGGATTGCCCTCCTCGTTACGATCAAACTAAAGAAGAATTTCTGTCTGATGGTGAAGAATACTCTTATGTTTTCACGAGTGCAGGTTGGGTATGCTATGATATGAACTCATTCAACGACAAAGACCCTGAAATCGTTGAAATTCCTGCTGGTAACCTTGCTGTTTGATTGACATGACCGAACAAGAAAAGAAGCACTACGAACAAATTGCACTGGAATTCTGGATGCAAATTGAAAAAGAGGCAGAGAAACTAGAACTGCCTATTGACTACTACCTTGAAGAGTTCTTCTGTTCGTGATATAATCTATGAGTAATCTACCAAGGACAATGACGCAAAAGTATTTCTACATTGTGGACCACTTCATTCCTTTTCCCACAAGTGAATATGGTGGTGTTTGGAATGTTATTGCTGAAAGTGATGAAGAATGTTTCAATCTTATCACTGACACTGATGATGGTTTCAATCAACAATACTATGGAAACCTGCGTGAAAACATTCTAAAGTCACGCACATATGCGTTGGCAGAAGATCTTGAGTCAACTATTGTGGAGGAATTTACTACATGATTGGCAATCTTGAGCCTGAAGAACACGTTATGGACAACACAATAATGTATCCTGGTGATATGTTGGGACGACTTTCTATTGCATTGGAGCAACTAGATTGGGATCGTGAAGATGAGATTGTCGTCAAGATTGGTGGCACTCAAGTAAGTGGAATTGATGTAGGTGAGGAGTATAACAAAAAGTGGCAATCTCCGATTGGCACTCGTAAATATAACAAAGATGCTTTTATTGTAATTGAAAACCTCTCACGAAATCCGGTCAAATCTTCTCAACCTTTTGGAGAAGGCGAGTTCAAACCTAGGCATCCGCACAAAAAAGATGAAACCTGATATGATTGTGGGGTGGAAACAACACCTCAAAAATGGTAATGTGTGGAAAGTAGAGATTGAGTTGGGGATTCAAGACACCCCAGGACAAGATGTTTACACATATACTGTGGAGGTTTATGTAGTGGCACCTTCACAATCTCTTGCCCAATACATTGCCTCTACAATGTATCCAGATCACGAATTTTTGTGTGTTAGTGATGAACCTGTGCGATCTGCCCCATGATTTCCCCCATCAACCCCCAGAGAATTACTCCTACGAGGTCACACAATTCAAAAGTAATGTTCTTGCTATTTGGTTACGGGATCATCGTGAGTATTCTTACACTACTGATGATGTTAGGACTATTTGGGGATTCTACAACATCAAAAAAGGAGAATACATTGCCCCAATCAATGCAAAGAAACTTGGCAAAGTAGTAGACATTACTAAAACAAGGTCTTATACTTCTATGCAACTGAACCTGAACCCTCTTGAATATGCACTATATTCCTAAAATCAATGATTATGTTTGTTGGCGTAACATAGAGGGTTGGGTGTATTATGTTGATGAAGATCACATCACTGTTGAGATAAGTGTCAAACCAAAAGAAGATGATTTAGTGCCAATGCACAAAAAACATCATTGCTTAGTTGTGGTTCAAAAGTTTCAATATGATGAACTTGAGTATGTCAATTCACGGAGATTTTGTAGTCCATCTAATCTAGATGAGATGGAGATATATGTAAGAAATTTTAATGATGACACATACAAATCACAAGAGCATCGGTATTCTGACCCGTGAATAAAATATGGAAAATATGGAAGTATGCTATCGGAAGTTTCAGTGATGACAAAACAGAACCTTACGATAATTATGTTGCTGGCATACGCACCATTATATTTGTTAGTTACATGGTCACTAACGCTTTTATTGTATCTGGAGTATTGAGACATTGGCATGATGTACCGAGTGAATTATCAAAAACCGAAGAAAAAAGGGTTTGCAAAGCATACAGCAACGTTCTACAGAATTGAAGATGCTGTATTCTGGGAGCAGCATGTAAAGAACAATCTAGACGCAGTGGACACTCAGATTACTGTCCACTAATCCACCACAAGACGACAATCTTCTGTATATTAAAAGAGTCAAACAAATGAATGACATGAGTTACACAATGGAACAGTTCAATCAAGACAAAGAAACTCTTCTCAACTTGATTGCTGATTGTGAAGAACTTGAAATGAAAGAAAACTGTGATGAGTATTTCATCAAGTGCGACGAATTTGCTCAAACTGATTACACTGTCTGATGAACTTTCCTACCTCTACTGTCAACGTCCTGCCACATCTTCAAGAACTTCGTGATACTTGGAGGCAACAAGATTTCAGGTTCACTAAAGATCAACAAGAACAATATGATATGTTGATGCAAGCACGTCGAGAACGTGTTGCATGGTTCTATGAAACAAAACGGGTACAGATTGGACCTAAAGTGATTAAAAAGGTTGAGGACGAACAAGAAGACCAAGACAGTTAAACAAGTGGCACAGAGGGTCTCCTAGGGGTCTCTCTGTGCTTTATAGTATATTCATCGACGGAACAGCATTGACAATTACTCTTCGCCCTCACCAAGATCGCATCCTTGATCGTATGCTTGCATACAACAAAGGTCAGATCATTGTGCCTACTGGTGGTGGTAAAACTTTGACGATGATTGTTGATACTCAACGTCGTCATGATGTTATCAACAATGGCACCACCACCGTTGTTGTTGCTCCACGCATCTTACTTGCAGAGCAACTGTGCTCTGAGTTTCTGGAAGTTGTTGACACTGCCAACACTCACATTATGCATGTTCATAGTGGTGAGACTCATCACTTTAGCAGCACTAAATCTGACAACATCCACATGTTTGCCAGCACTGCTAGAACTGCTGGTGAGAATGTTATTATCTTTACCACATATCATTCTCTTCATCGTGTGATGGACGCAGATATTGAGGTGAATACTATTTACTTTGACGAAGCACATAACAGTGTTCAACGTCACTTTTATCCTGCTACTGAGTTCTTCCTTGAGAACGCAGATCGTGCATATTGTTATACTGCTACCCCTAAACATTCTCTTACGCCTAAGAAACCTGGCATGAATTGGAGTGTTTATGGTCAGGTTCTTGTGAATGTTCCTGCTCCTGAGTTGGTTGATGGTGGTTATATTCTTCCTCCTAAAGTTGTAGTCAAGCAACTGCCTATGATTAAAGGTCGCAAGGTAATGTATGCTGATGATTGTGACAATCTGATTGAGACTATTGATGACAACAACATCGACAAGACTCTCATTTGTGCTCGCACAACAAAGCAGATTATCAATCTTCTGACTCACTCTGACTTCTGTGCTGAGTTGTATCAACGTGGATATTCTTGGATGACGATTACATCTAAGACTGGTGCAATTATTGATGGCAAGAAAGTTGATCGTGAAAAGTTCTTCAACACACTGAACACTTGGGGCAAAGATCCTGAGAAAAAGTTTGTTGTTATTCATCACAGTATTCTGTCTGAAGGTATCAACGTAAATGGACTGGAAGCAGTCATCTTCATGCGTAACATGGACTACATTGGTATCAGTCAGTCTATTGGTCGTGTTATCCGACTGGGTGGATCTGACAAGACATTTGGTTTAGTTTGTGTCCCAACTTATGACTCTGTAGGTATCAGCACTGCCCGCAAAGTTCAGGCAGTTGTTGATGTCGTCTTCAATCAAGGTCAACCCGCTATTAGTGAGATTCGTCGATGAATTATACAAGAGCAGATATTATCAACGCATTATGTGCAGAGTGGGATTATCTCTGCCATGATGATTTTGATCCTGAAAATGATCAAACAACCGAAGAATATCGTGAAGAACTTCAAAACTATTCTATGAAAGAGTTAGTGGAAGAAACTTGCACTGGTGATGGTTATACTTTAGAGGAGTTTATGAACAACTGGGGATGATGTGCCAGTTGATTGAAGTGTCCACCATTCTCCCCATGGGAGTCGATCCCGTGTATATTAACAGAGTCAACGGAAAACACCCATGCACCTGATTGATTCTCTTGAGAGCAACACTGACTGGGGTAAAATCTTCGGTGTTGTTGATTCTCTATACAACGACAAAGGTTTTTCTTCCAATGCTGATAACTTTGCCCGTGCAACTGCTGTAGAAAAAGCAATCGCAAAGTTCTCAGATTTGGTCCGCGTGGATCAAACTGGTTATGATTTCACATTTGGTGATGAAAAGATTGAACTGAAAATGGGTAAGAATTTGTTCTACAAACGTAAGGACATTCATGCCACTAAAAAATTCAAAGTAAAGTCTTTCCTGAGTGAGAAGAAGACTGTAGAAGATTTCCGTCAAAGTAAAACTTTTGACTATATGATGGTGATTGATCTTACAGCACGTCGTGTGGTAATTGTTGAAGACGAGAAAGCAAGATCTCTTTATCAGGAAGGTGCTGATGGTGCCATGATTGAACTGAAGTTGGGTGACTATTACGAGTGTGATCTGGGTGATTTTGATGTTACTGAACCACCCACATCTTTGTCTAAATCTATCAACAAAGCAATCGAAGGTTATCTGGACTTCTGACCAGTTCATGAAGTGGCACACAACCACTTGATTTCTGCCTCATTCTGTGTCATATTAAGAGCATGAAAAACACACATCTCCAACACCCCGAAGATTCTATCCTGACGGGTGATCTTTCTGTC